CATCATCAACGGTATTCGCCCGCTCTATGAGGCAACGGGTGACCGCGGAGAGGTCATGCAGACAATCCAGTACAAGCAACAGCAAATCGGCGCAGCGTTTTATAATGACCTCTTTGTGATGCTTGCACAGCAGGACAATCCACAGATGACCGCCCGCGAAGTTGCGGAACGGCACGAGGAGAAACTTTTGATGCTCTCTCCTGTATTGGAGCAGATGCACAACGAGGTTCTGGCACCGCTCACGCGGCGGGCGTTTGAGATTTGCTATCGTAACGGTCTTTTGCCGCCGTTGCCGGAGGAACTGAGAGGACAGGAGGAGAGCATAAAGGCAGAATTTATTTCGCTCCTTGCGCAGGCGCAGAAAGCTGTCGGAACTAACGCGATGGAGAAAACCCTTGCGATTGCAGGGAATCTTATGGGTGCGTCGCCTGAGATCATGGATAACCTTGATCTTGATGCGGCAATCCGTGAGCATGCACAGATGTCCGGCACGCCTGAAACGATCATGCGTGATGAGCAGGATGTGCAGAAGATGCGCGAACAGCGCGCACAGCAGATGCAGCAGGAACAGCAGATGCAGCAGGCGGCAGCGATGGCAAAGCCGCTGAGAGACAGCGTAGAAGCGGCAAGGCTTCTCTCCGAAACGCCAGTCAATGAAAACACGATTGGTAGCATTCTGGGGGGAGGTTGATGTATGGATTTAGATACCCTCGAAAACATTATGCGACGTCCGGAAGGGCGTCGTTTTGTTTTGGAAGTGCTTGACCTCTGCAGTGTAGATCAACACTACACAACGGGGAACGAGCGTGAGGACATATTCGCCAACGGGCGGCGTTCTGTTGGGGACGAAATCCTGCGCTGCATCCGCCGCATTAAATCCGGTAATGAATCAACGGATGGCCTTGCGTTGGAATATGCCATGCGCCGTGAGCACCAAAGAAGAATGGAGGAATTAGAAGATGGACGAAACGATGACGATGACTGATCCGCAGGGAGGGGAGACGCCGTCGGCACCTCCTCCGGAGACACCGCCGAGCAATCCGCCCAATGGGCAGCAGGAAACACCCCCTGAAAATCCGTTTGGCTTTCAGCAGGAGGCACCTGTTGTTCCTGATGTCTACGAGTTTAACCTTCCGGAAGGCTTGACGATCTCGGACGAACAGAAAGAAGCATTTTCGGCCGTCGCAAAGGAAGCAAAGATGACGCAGGAGCAGGCAAACAGCTTGCTCAAGATGCATGCGGACATTGTGATGGAGCAGCAGCGGCAGGCGGAAGAGATCAAGAACCAATGGATGAACGAGTGCGCTAAGCAGGGGCTCAATACCCCTGAGAACCTTGCGGCGGCAAAGATCGCTGTGGATACGTTCGGGGGCGGCGATGCCATGAACGCGCTCATTGAATCCGGTGCCGCATATCATCCGGCCGTGCAGGCGTTCCTGCAGCGCATCGGTCATCTCCTGAAAGAGGACAATGCGCCGGATGGAAAAGCTGCGGCACAGCAGACGGCAGCAGATTTGCTTTTTGCGAACAGTAAGTATTAAGAACTGGAGGAATAAAACATGAGTGATTGCGTAACTTTGCAGGATTGGGCAGCGCGTTTCGGTGCGCAGGGGCAGCTCGCGCAGCAGAAGATTATCGAGCTGCAGAGCAAGACGAACCGTATTCTTGACGTGATGCCGTTCAAGCAGTGCAACGAGAAGACAATGGAGACGGCGCTTATCCGTGCGGAACTGCCGGACGTGGCATGGCGTATCATCAACAAGGGGACGAAGCCCGGCAAGTCCAAGAGCAAGACGGAGTCCTTCACTTGCGGCGGCATGGAGGCACTTGCGGAGATCGACGAGAAGCTGATGCAGATTAACGGCAACAGCAACGCGTGGCGACTCTCGGAGAATGTCGCCTATCAGGAGGCTATGAATCAGAAGATGGCGACGACCTTCTTCTATGGCGACGAAAAGGTCAACCCTGCGGGCTTTACGGGGCTCTCTGCCTACTACTACAGCAAGACGGCGCAGGATAAAATCTGGGCAGACCAGATCGTTGACGCGGGCGGTACGGGGAATGCACTCACTTCTCTCTGGCTCGTCGGCTACGGGCAGGATACCGTCTATGGCATTTTCCCCGAGGGGACGAGTGCGGGCTTTAAGTACCGCGATAACGGGCGCGTTCAGATGGTCGACAAGGACGGCGGCAAGTATTGGGGCTATCAGTCGCAGTACAACTGGGATATGGGGCTGTGCGTGCGTGACCCGCGCTATGTTGTGCGCGTTGCCAACATCGACACGACGCAGTTTGCGGGAGCGGCGGCGGATGCACTTGTCGACAATCTCATCCGTGCCTACAACCAGATCGACAACCCCGACAAGTGCACGATGGCGTTCTTTGGCAACCGTGAGGTGCAGACGTACCTTGACATTCTCGCCTCAAAGAAGACGAACGTACGTCTCTCCATTGATGAGTTCGGCGGCAAGAAGATCACGCACTTCTGGGGCGTTCCGATTCTGCGTTGCGATGCGATTCTCGGCACGGAAAGTAAGATTGTCTAAAGAAAGGAGTATGAATTATGGCTTATATCGATAACGAACTGATTTTTTGCAATGACGTTGCAACGGCGGCGTCTGTTACGAGCGAGGTGCTCGACATTGGTCTTGGCGGCGCATTCGTGCACCCGCTCTTTATCGATGTCAAGCTCACCACCCCTGTCACGTCTGGCAAAGTGGAGACGATTGCGGTGCAGTCATCCGCAACGGCTGCATTCGCCGCTCCCGTGACGGAGATGAGCGTTACGGTTGGTGCATCGGTCAACCAGACCAAGAAGGCTGCGACGCTTGCACAGTTCTATGCGCCGATTCGTGCGGGCAATCGTTATGTTCGCCTTGTGATTGCTGGCAATGCACCGACGGGCGGTAAACTTACGGCGTACATGAGCACGGGAACGGCGGTGAATCTCTGATGCGGTACCGTGTCAATACGACCTGCCAGTTCCGTAACCGCCTGTACGAGAAGGGTGAGGTCATTGACCTTCCTGCGGAGGTGGAAACGCCTCCGTATTTTGATGCACTGGAAGAGACTGCGCCGTCTGTGCAGGATGCGTCGCATATGACGTATGAGGAGTACGAGGCGCTGAATACCGCTCCTGTGGATGAAGCACTGCCTGCGCCGGATACGCCGCATAAGGAGGAAATGCCTGTAACGGATGTACCGACGACGGAAAAGAGAGGGCGAAAGAAATAAGGAGTGGGGCTGATGTGTCTTTTCATGCGTCAGCCCCGTTCTCTTTTGGGAGGTGAACCCAATGGATAAGGTTGATGTCTGTAATATGGCACTTTCGCGCATTGGCATTGAGAATATCGAGGTGCTCACAGAGGCAAGCGAACCTGCGCGTGCGTGCAGTCAGTTCTATGACCACTGCCGCCGTGTTGTGCTGCGCAAATATCCGTGGACGTGGGCAACACGCCGCGTGCAGCTTGCAGAGCTCACAGCGAAGCCACAGGGCTTTTCCTATGCCTATCGCTATCCCTCGTCATGCCTTGCTCTGCGTAAGCTTTATAACGCGCATTTCGATAACATCCCTGCATATACGGGGTATCAGATTGTCAGCGACACGGCAGGGCGCGTCATCTATACGAACGTGTCAAACGTCTCGGCGGAGTATACGGCGGACATCGAGGACACGGGGCTTTTTGATGAGCAATTTATCGAGGCGCTTAGTTGGAAGCTTGCGGGGGCGATTGCGTTCCGGCTCACGGGCAATGCGCAGATGCCCGGCTACTGCGAGGAGCAGTATATGACGCTGTTTTTGGATGCGGTGGCGAACAACGAGGACGAGCAGAACGCGGAGGAGAAAGAGCCGTATTCGCTCATCGCAGCGCGTTTCGGAGGTGAAATATAATGGCGGGTGGGCAAATGTATCCGTTGAAGCCGAGTTTTGCAGGTGGGGAGCTTACCCCTGCGCTCTACGGACGCACGGATTTACAGAAATATGACGTAGGTGCGTCGACCTTGAAAAACATGATCGTCCTGCGCTATGGAGGTGCAACGCGCCGTCCCGGCTTTCGTCATGTGGCAAAGACGCAGGGCGGGCGAAAGGCGCGTCTGATTCCGTTTCAGTATTCGACGGAGCAGAGTTATGTGCTTGAGTTCACGGCAGGATGCGTGCGGATTTTTACGCGGGGCGGGATTGTCGTGCAGAACGGAAAGCCGCTGACGATTCCAACCGAATACGCTGAGGACGACCTGCCCGATATCAAGTATACGCAGTCGGCTGACGTGCTCTTTCTCGTACACGGCAATTATCCGCCAATGACACTCACGCGCTAT